TTTAAATCCAGTAGATTTTATATTTTTTCCTTCCGAATTAATATGAAATTTATTTCCAAAACAAATTTCATACTGAGTTGGAGAATTAAGTAAGGCTTTTAAATCTCTTCGTATTCTAACTTTTGTAATATTTGAAGTAATTGCAGAATCTGTATTATCAATTATTTGAAGTATTTTACTATATTTAAATCTTCCTCCAAAAGTGTTTAAATCGGAAGACTTGGCATAAGTGGATAACGAATTAATTACATTCGTTCTTAAATCTTCTACACTACCCACTTTAGAATAGTCATAATAGATTGAAGAATCAATTTCTACATAGAGTATCTTCAAATCTATAATTTCTGGATTGATACCAGAAACTCCATAACCTTTGAGTTTATTTTTTATTTGCTGTTTATTAAACTCCGAAAGATATGTGCCATTTTTTGGCTTGACGCTAATAAAGACTTTACCATACTGAGGAGGGCTAAGTTCCTCTCCTCCTACTACGGAAATTGATTCGGTATTTGGATATATTTTAGATCTGATAATAGTTTCATAATCTTTTGCAGTAACTGCACGATATTGTGATGAATAAAGTCTTGGAGCAAAACTTTTAATTGAATCAATACCTTCAATATCAGCACCGTTTTGAGAATTCTGAACTGTATTTACAATTACTGAATCTTTTAATTTTGCAATTTCTTCACTCTGGTCTCTAAATGATCCAGCAAAATTAAATGAACTTGCACCATTACCTTCCTTTCCATCGGTAACAATATAAGTTACTGTAATAATTGAATTATTTTCAAGTTTTTTTCCAAAAATTCCATCTCCAAAAAGAAGTTCATACTTCTCATCCTTAACTTCTTGAATCAAATAGATTTCAGAGGTTGAATTAATTTGGAAGATATTATCTACAAGCTTATAAGGTCTTCCAATTCCAATATCGCTCTGACCCTTCACATAAACTCTTATTGTTGAAGAATCAATAAACGAGTTATCAAGAATAAATCTTTGATCTAATGAACCATTTACCGTAAATTCTTTCTTTAAAAATGTTCCTTGTAGGATTTCTAGGTTATCAAATGTTGCGGTTCCAGTAACATCAGTACCTCTTGGTGCAGATGGAGTTACTGTTGCAGTAACATTATCGGGTATTGAAAAAATATATGAACTATTACTTGCAGTTCCTGTACAAACTAATCCAGATTGTAATGTAAGTGTAGATACATTAGGATCTGTAGTAGAAACTGTGAAGGAAACTACTGCAGATGAGCAAGTTCTAGATCTTGGAACATAACCAATATTTCTAGCCAAAGAAACAACATTTTCTCTCAAAGTTGCTGAATCTAGAAAAGATTCATTCACAACCATGTTTGAATTAAATGCAGTAATATAAGTATTAAATGCTAAAGTATCAATTAAAACTGAAAAATTAGATCCTTCAAAATCAAAATCGGTAAAATTTGAATTTGAACGAAGATAATCTTTAATCGATGTTTTAATTTGATCAAAATCTAAATTAGCAAACTTAGTAAAAGGCATTTTATCCCGTTGCCTCTAGTATGAAAGAGAATTTTTGAACTGGAACTTCTTGTCCTATAATTGTGAAAATCACAGTCACCTCAAATTCATTTGTATCTGGACTGGGATTTACAATCACTTCTACATTTGACACTCTTGGCTCATAATTAGAGATTGTATTTAAAATCTGATCTCTAATAATGGAAGCAGTACCAAAATCTACAAATTCAAACAAACTTGAGCGTACATTTGACCCTAATGAAGGATTAAAAAATCTTTCAGTAGGAATTGTCTCCACTAAATTACGAATTGAACGTATAATTGCGTTTTGATTTTTTAATACTGGTAAATCTTTAGTGACTGGATGAGGTTCAAAGGATAAACTAATATCTTTGAAAGACCTAGATATCCTAGTTATTGCCATTTGGACATAGAATTTCTTTCTTTATTTATTATCGTTTCCAGGAAGAACCATAATTGGGCTCGGTTCCATATTCCCAATCATCATAATCTTCATCATTTCGAATCTTTTCATGCAAATCTTGTTGTTTTTTGAAATTATGCTTGGGTGCAGTATCATGCATAATTTCTTGAATCACTCTCTGTGGGCAATTTTGTGGATAGTCTGTAATTAAACTAGTGGTTCCCCACATCGAATACATATACTCTTTGTCTCTATCGACGTTTAAATTTGACATTTTAGCTCCTGTTTTAGTGAATAAAACAGAACTTTTATAAAGGAGGTTGCTATCTCCTTAATTCTATTTAACGATTTAGCTCTCTTAGTCTATAATTATAAGAATCTAGGTATTTTAATAGCTCAAGTGCAATTAATTTTGGATTTTTTTCTCCACATGTATAAACATCAATTGCAATACATCCTTCTTCTGGCCAAGAATGGCAAGAAACATGACTTTCTGCAAGTGCAATGACGATTGTGCAGCCTTGAGGCTCAAATTTATGCGGATAAACGTTCAAAATCGTCATTTTGGCCCGCTCAATTCCTCTCTTCATCGTTTCTACAAGAGAAATTGAGTCATTTAAAAGGTCAAAATTGACATTATAGACCTCCAAAAGGAGGTGTTTACCCATAGAAAATTGCTCCAAGGTCGTAAATTTGAAAAAATATATTTATATCATAAAAAAAGAAGCCCGAAGGCTTCTTTAAGTTATTAGTTTCCTTGTCCCCTATATTTTTTTCTAGCTTTATTACGAGAAGATGCAGCATACTTAGTACCACCTCCATCTCCCTGACGAGATTTCTTAGGTTTCCCAGGAATATAAGAGCTGTTTTTGTTCAAACCACCAGTGCTTACTTTTGCCATAAATTAATTCTCCAATAAAATTTCAGTTTTAAGGTCTTCAGGCTTTGGAGAACCTGTCTGATAATAATTAATTGACAGATTCTCCATCAAATCGAAATATTCTTCTTCTGAGATATTTTGATGAAGTAATTCATCTTTCAGAAAAATATTATAGCGTTCGTTAGCCATTCAATCAGATAATTCTTGTCTTTTCGTGACCAACTCGAATGCGAGGATCGCACCAAATTTCAAAGCCTGCTTCCTTTGCATCCAAACAGAACGATACGTCCTCTCCACACATGTCTTGAACACTTCCAGATTCAAAGACTTGCATCTTTGGAGCAAACCAAGGATACTTCATTTCTGAATGTTCAAAAACACCATTTTTAATTAACACCCATCCAAAGCCTGTATAATCCACTGTAAATGGTTTACGACGCTTTGAGATACTTTCTACGGTTTCATGATTCATCACACCACCATTACCTCTGAAATCATCTTCATCGAGCCAGTGAGCGACTGAGGTTGTGAAGCCATCTTCCGTAGCATACCAACCAGCAGCGATATCTTTGTCCATTAAGACCAATTGAAAGAATTTTTCGGTGTTAAAAACAATATCACTATCAATCCAAAGTTGCCAATCATATTGAAGTTTTCCATCCCAAGGTATTTGGTCAGGGCCTCTGAGAACGTTTGCACCAAGACATTTGCATCTTGCGAAATTCACCATGGATGAATAATCTTGTGAAATTTGAATACTTGCTCCTGACTGAACAAGATCAAAACACAATTGAACGAAGCTCTTTAAGTATGTGTAGGAAACTCCTCTTCCTGGAAGACAGAAGACGATTGACTTTCCTTTAATCATTTCTCTTGCGAGATTATAGTCCCATTCTGGTTGGGCATCTGTTGTTGGGCTTTTTGCCTTTACTGTAAATCCTTTAGCCATAAGATAGTACGGTTTACTTCAGTATCATACACTATTATGTAGTCTTTGTCAATTCGACTGTTTTTCGAAGAGAACCACTTCGTTACCCTCAATTAAAAATTGAATTTGTGTGTCCTCATACCAGTTCAGTTCATTCATAATTTGTTCTGGAATTTTGATGTAGTACTCGCCGCTGATTGGGTCGATCTCTACGGACTCAAAAATATTCTGGGAATTTTTTTTCATCTTTCGTATATAAAAAGTTATTTTTGCTTTTATATAGGGGAGAAATTTTTTTTAAAATGGAGTTTTATATTACTCTCGCGTTCTGGGTCGTTTATAGCTTAGGGTAGTTATGGTTTTTATAAACACGCCCCCCGCCCCCGATATAAGAAATAGGCGCCAAACTGCGAATCACGAACGAACGAATATACTGCAATCACGAATGCACGAATAAACAATACCCCACGAATGGCGGGGCATTGTCATCACGAACCTCAGCGATCTTCGGCCCATTTGTGAACACGAACATCAGACGCATAAGCCTTAGCATACTGTGCCGCGATTGCGACGGAAGACATAGGCTGAGTGAAATCTAGTTTGCCCGTCTCAACATCACGCCCAATCCACGAAAGTTGACGGGTTTCAATGTCACTGCACGAAGAGAAGATGGCCATCACGAATAGAACGAATGAGGAACGAATAGAACGAATGAGGAACGAATAGAACGAATGAGACTAACAAATAGGAGGGGACTGGCGTCCCCTCCCGTAGGGCCTCAGGCTGCGATGGGGAGAATCAGACCCTCCCGCATGAAGCGGTGGAAGCAGCGACCCCAGGAGACGGGCTCGCCTTCCTCAGCGGCCCACTGCTCGTCGTGGCGGATGCTGTCCCACTCACGGGCAGCGGCCCAATCCTTGAAAGCGTAGCGGTAGACGGTGCCGCCCTCACGGAACAGAACCAGCAGGATGGGCTCATTGTCGTTGCTGGTGATCAGAGCCCAGGAGCGCATGGCGCTGCTGTAGACAGAGTGACCCAGGCAGGCCATGGCGTCGGCGGTGATCGGGCTGATGGCGGTGGCGGTGGTCATGGTCGGTTGCCTTGCGGTTGACTTGTGAATTGTAGCACGGGAAGGGGCCAGGGTGTGACCCCTGGCCCGACTGGATCACTCCCAGTCGCTGGCCTCAGTGAGAGCCCAGACCATCCGATCCAGGGTGGCACAGTAGATGTAGTCTGCGCCGTGCTGGCGGACCCGCCAGACGGGGGTGATGGTGGAGTCGTTGGGGATGCGGGTGATCCGCTCAACGCCCACGGGGGCGAGCATCACCATGGCTTCGGAAATCAGCATCGGGGGGCTCCCTTGCGGTTGACTTGTGAATTGTAGCACGGGAAGGGGCCAGGGTGTGACCCCTGACCCCGTAGGGATTCAGACAGGCGTCCCGCGATCGGTGGCCCAGTATGCCAGGCGGGAGGTGCTCGCTTTGTTCAGGCGGGGCTCACGGGTCACGGTGGGGCCATTCTGGCGGCCTGCGGCCTGAGAGGCGAGCCACAGGGCCGCCCGTGCCTGCTGACGGTAGCGGCCACCGTGAGAGGCCAGGAGCATCAGGACCTGAGCCTCAAAGCGTGCCAGGGGACGGGGGGCCAGAGCGATGGACAGGGCCAGATCCTGCTGATTGGAGCGGATGGCCTCAGGGGTGGCGATGGTCATGGTCGGTTGCCTTTGGTTGACTTGTGAATTGTAGCAGATCAGCGGGCGATCAGATCGGCGCCAGTGTGCAGTAGCTCAGCTGTCACAGTGCGGACGGGGCGGATCGGTTCCCACAGGAGCCAGAGTAGCACGGCGGCGATGGTGAGCTTCAGCATGGTCTGACGGTGAAAGGAAGCGGAGCGGGAGCGGGTCAGGGCTCGCATGGCGGTCGCTTGCGGTTGACTGGATCAGTGTAGCACAGGGGGAGCCCGTAGGCTCCCCCGTAGGGGCTCAGAAGGCCACAAGCTGATCCAGGTCCCACTGATCCACCTCCCGAACGGTGCCGCCGCAGTGCTTCCGAAGCCAGGCGTTGATGTGCTTGGTGGTCGTGGCGCTGTACTTGACAGCGGAGCGAATCCAGCCCTTGCCAGGAACCAGAGCGGCCACGGGCGTTTTGTAGCTGAACAGGATGGTAGTGCCATCGGCCAGCTGAACCTCAGTCTGATTGGAGCCGACTTGCTGAACGATCATGGGGTGTCCCTTTGGTTGACTTCTACAGTGTAGCAGGGTGCAGGGGGCTCAGCGGCCCCCGTGTGCCAGTGGCTCAGGCGGCCAGAGCGGACTCCATGCACACCTCACGGGTGTCCATCAGAGCGTAATCGTAACCATCATCCTCCAGGCTGTCGCGGTAGGCTTCAGCGGTAGACTTGCAATCGAACAGGCGAAGGGAAGCGAAGTGCTGGCCTTCGTAATCGAAGCCACCGATCACAGCGTAGACTTTGGTCATGGGGTGTCCCTTTGGTTGACTTCTACAGTATAGGGCCAGGAGAGGGAGCCGCAAGGCCCCCGTGTGCCAGTGGCTCAGGCGGCCACGGGCAGGGGGATCAGCATGTCATCCTGCCAGCAGATGGTAGCCAGCATCAGGGCGATGGCCTCAGGGGTGGGCTCGCTGTCGTGGTCGGCTTCGAAGGGGAGCATCAGGAGCGGGAGCGGTTGACTTGTGAATTGTAGCAGATGGGCGGGAGCCCTTGCGGGCTCCCTGCTGGCCTCAGAAGTCGATCTCAGCCGCCAGCCGCTCATCGTCGGCCTCATCAGCCTCATCCTCATCAGCCTCATCCTCATCAGCCTCAGGGGCCTCAGGGGCCTCATCGTCGGCCTCAGGGGCCTCCAGGGTGCCATTCGCGGCGGCCTTGGCGATGATGTCAAGGAAAGCATCCAGCTCGGCGCCGTTGCTGGCCTTGCGGATCAGGGCGTGGGCTTCGGTCGTGGTCATGACAGGAAAGGAAAGGAAAGGAAAGGGGTGGCAGTCTTTGGGGCGCTGCCGTTCCCATAGTGTAGCAGGTCAGCGGACAGGCGTGACCCGCACAAGCTCAGCAGGGGAACCACAGGAGCGGTAGAACGCTGCCATGCTCTCAGCCTTCTCACGGGTCGGGAAGGACTGCTCCCGCCATTCACAGGCGCCGTAGGGGGACTGATAGCGGATGGTGAAAGTCTGGGCGGTCATGGGGTGTCGTTTGGTTGACTTCTATAGTATGGCAGCCAGAGAGGCATCCTGCCAGCCAGCTTGTGCCACTGGCACAAGTGGCACAGACTGACCACAGGGGGCCTGGCTGTGCCCTATGATAAGGGGACAATCAGCCAAGACGGGAGCAGGGTCGCTCTACTGAACAACTATCGCCACCGAACCTGCCATAAAATAATGTAAAAAAAAGTATAAAGAAAGGGGGCTGATTGGCCCCCTGTTTGTGATAAGATCAGGCGACGATCTCCATCCACTCTGTATCGTTACAGTAGATGATGATGGGTCGTCCACCAAGCTCAATCGACCAGTCAAAGGCTACATCAACCGCGTGATCTTCAGAGGTGAAATACTCCTTCTGATCGGGAGCGGATGCGGGAGCAGCGGACCAAGAGACGGAAAACATGATCGGGTGTCGTTGGTTGACTTGTGAATTGTAGCAGATGGGTAGGGGGGCCTGTGGCCCCCCGTGTGCCAGTGGCTCAGATGGCACTGGTGCCCTTGGAGACCCACAGGGCCAGGCGCATGGTGCTGGCCTTGCGGACGGCCTCAGGCTTGCGGCCGTGGGCGATGGCGGCAGTCTTCAGGCAGTGGCGGCCGTGGTCGTTGACCGTGGCGGTCAGGATGTGGCGGGCCTGCTGGAGAAGTTGCTGCTGGGTCATGATCGGGTGTCGTGTGGTTGACTTCTACAGTATAGGGGGCAGGTAGGGGGGCTGTCGCCTCTCAGTGTGCCACTGGCACAAGTGGCACAGACTGACCACAGGGGGCCTGGCTGTGCCCTATGATAAGGGGACAATCAGCCAAGACGGCAGCGGGGTAGCTGCCTGATCAAAGGTCGCCACCGAACCTGCTTACTTTTTTTTATAAAAAAAAGTATAAAAAAGGGGTCAGAATTGGCCCCCTGTTTGTTATAGGATCAGAGACCAGACCAGAGAGCATCAGCGATGATGCTACCAGCGCCGCCCAGATTGTCACGGACGATCATGCGCAGGATCTCCGATCCCTGCTCAGTCTGTTGCAGGGATCGGATCCCATCGGCGGTCCGGGGATCATCGGCGGTTTCGCGGATGGCCTGGCCGATGGCGGTGAGAGCGATCAGGTTGGGCATTGGTCCCTTGCGGTTGACTTCTACAGTATAGGGGGCAGGGGGGCAGGATGTGAGCCCCCCGTGTGCCAGTGGTCAGAGTGTCACACAAGCCCCTTATGAATGCGGCGATAGGCTACCCACGTCACAGCCTGAACCTGCGCCGCTGAATGATACTGACCCGTGACGGTTGAGATAATCTTAGCGGCGTCACGGTAGGCATCTTGAATGATGCGGTACGTTTTGTCACTCATTGACGGCACCTCCTTAAGATTAGAAACCGTGCCGCTCCAAACGTTATAGGCGTGGCCGTCGATGCATGGAGTGTCGCTGATACCATTGGATGCAATGCACAGGAAGAATGCAATCGTTTTGTTGCCACGCAAAGTGTTGCAAATGTCGTCCCGATTCAGCTGGCGATCCAGAATGGTTCCCGCCTTCCATTTGTTGGGAGAATAGGTGGCAACTTTAACGTGATTGTAGTTAATGTCTGCTGCCCATGCTCGCAGCATGATCTCAGCGTCGATTACATTTGACTCCCATTTGTTGTTAGGAGACAGGGCCGCAATCACGCCAGCCACAATGTCAGAATGGACCCCATACTTGTCGCCCAAAGTAACACAAATGTCGTGGGCGTTGTTGTACCATCCCATGCCAGTCTGACGGTCAAGCACGTTGGCCTGAAAGTAGGTAGCGAGAATTGAATCAGTGTGAGCCATCGGTGGGGGGCTGAACGATGAACCTAGTATGGCAGCAGGAAGGGGAGCCCGCAAGCCCCCCTGTGCCAGTGGTTGGATTGTCACACTAGAACTCTATGTTCCAGTCTTTGTCGTTGTTAAGTGCAACCCAAAAGTGGTACTTGTGATTCATGGATGTAAGAAATGCTTGCCCATCTTTGGTCTTCTCAACTATAACCTCATTCTCATTTGCCATGAGGTTAGCTAGGCGATTCTTCGCCTTTCTGGACTTTGCTGTAACGAATGCAGTTTGCATGGTTGGGATGGCGACTGTCACAGAATAGGGCATGAAAGGGGGCACAACGGCCCCTAGTGTGCCAGTGGTCAAACTGGCTCAGGCCAGGATCAAATCCTCACCACGGATGGCAAGATTGACAAACTTACCCACAGAATCTTCATTCTCGATCACCATGTTGAGATCCTCAACAAAGGTGTCAGGATTAGCAACCGTGTAGGTATACTCACGCCCACCATTGAACGTGATTTGCACTTGATTGCCGTCGAGATCAGAGATGGATTCGATAGCGGAACTAGAGAACTTGAACATAATGTATTATCAAATAGAGAACGTTTTGAGTGAAGTGTTTTGAGCGGGATGCTTCACCCCCGCTTGTGAATCTAGTTGTGTATGTGATCTAGATGTAAATCTAGATGATGTGTGATCTAGATGATGATCTAGTCTAGTTGATGATGCGATCTAGTCTAGTTCACATCCGAAAGACTGTCAAGGTTCTCGTCGAGTTCTTGTGCCACCTTTGTCACTGGCACACGAATGTTGAGAGGACTGCGATAGAACCGACGAAAGGCAGTAACCACAATGAGAAGCGTTGAAGCAACACCAACCAAGCCAAGGAAGGTAACAGCATCGCCAGTGAAAGTGTAGGTGTCAGGTGTCATTTCAGTAATCGTAATCAGCGACAATGTGGTCATCAAAATAGGGCAGTCTTTAGGGCGCTGCCATTCCCAGTGTGCCAGTTAGAGGTCTGCCCCTGCTTCCTCCAGCATCTTGGCGAACCTGATGGCACGATCCCTCAGACGCTCACAGGCAGTCTCATCCAGATCAGGACGCTGACCCTGCAGCACCTGACCATGCAGCACCATCCAGTTGCCAGCGGAGTCGATGCAGAAGGACCGCAACCACCAAGCATCAGCGGGGCTCAGGGTGATGGTGACTTCGTTCATGGGGTGTCGTTTGCGGTTGACTTGTCAATGATAGCGGAGGATCGGGGGCCTGTGAGGCCCCCTTGTGCCAGTTCTCAGACTGTCATGAACTCATCTTGATGTACTGTTCCAGAATGTTACCAATCTCATCAGAACCAATGAAACGTCCATCCTTCATGTAGTAAGAAGTACCACACTCGACACCATACTTGCTGTCATAAGTGGAGTAGTTGATCTGCATGAGATTGGATGTCATCACATCCTCACGAATTTGATTGCACAACCAGTCCCAAACATCAGAATCATGATTCTTCTCTTCAGAGTCAAACTCAATTAGAATCTTACCACCAGACTCCCGAACATAATCCTCAAAGGTGTCAATCAGTTCAGCATGTTCATAATCACCCAACCATTGAATCGAGGCAGGAAGATCGTCAAGATGATTGCCAACAAAATCAGTCAGAGAAGTCAGATACTCTTTGAGATCAAAGTCCTCAGCGACTTCACAGGAGGCAGAAGAGGTGCAGTGAGTGTAAGACATGGGGTGTCGTTTGCGGTTGACTTGTCAATGATAGCGGAGGATCGGGGGCCTGTGAGGCCCCCTTGTGCCAGTTGCTCAGTCGTCCTCTTCGTCCTCTTCGGGATCTTCGTAGGTGTCAAGATCCCACATCCGACGAACATGAGACATAAAGTCCCCACAATCATCCTCAGAGAGATACATCACCAGTTCCTCAAGAACACGGCCAGGACCAAACTCATCGCTCAGATCCATGAGTTCACAGCGGGCAGATTGAGTGCTAAACATGATTGAACTTCCTCTTGATGTGTTGAAGTGCTTGTTTGCGGGCTTTGATTTTGCCCTTGGTTCGCTTCTGCTTCCCAGAGTTGTGTTGCCAGTTGGGAGTAGACATCGGCTTCCCTCAGGTACGAATGTAATTTATCAGGGCACGGGGGGAATGTCCAGTGCCCTTGTGCCAGTTAGTCGGCTGTCACACTCTCAATCAGTTCCTGATAATATTCCTCACCATAGATGGCGGAGATCAGTTCTTCCATGTCATTCTCATTGGTTTGACTGAAAGATTCCAGCAGCATGTCATAGAGCATTTGCTCCATCGACTTCGTGTCCATTTCATCAACGACACGATTGCAATACTTCTCAATCAGTTCGTCAAGTTGAGCGGGGGAGAGTGTCATGGAGGTGTCGGTTGGTTGACTTCGTAATCATAGGGCACCCCATCAGGCTGTGGAGTGCCCAGTGTGCCAGTGGTCAGATCGTCCGCAGTTTGTTGTAGACGGCCCGAAGATCTGCACCCATAGCCTTAGTTTCAGGAATCGCCACTTCACGGAGCCAGTTATAGGCTACCTTGCAGAAGTTGATGAAGCGAATGAATGCAAGTTGCAGTCGTTCGGTACAGTCATTCTCCTGCCACTTGGTATAGAGAACCACAGCGATGGCAGCAACATACAAACAGAACACCTCAACGGCATCCATGAAGTTGTGAAAGTGTTTGTGATAGTCAATCTCCTGCAGTTTGGTCAGAAGATCATCAGCAGGGGGAAATGCTTTGGTGAGTTCCATGAGTAGAAAAGCGAAAGAACAGTGTGGGAGATTCCGTCTCTCAACCACCCCATCAGTATGCCACCAGTCCCAGCCCAGTGCAAGAGGTCTTGTGCCAGTTGTTGGATTGGTCATTTTTCAGGTTTCAGACTTTTTCAACATGCCTGAAAAACTACCAACCCTGAAAATTGTATCAGGGTGAACAGGGCTTGACAAGGCACTCAAAGTACAGTAGACTAGGTTTGTTAACGATGAAGGATGAGATATAGAGTCTTAAAGATACTTAAAGACATATTATGACCATATCAGAACAGAAGAAAAGAAGAGCATTAAGAGCTTTAGAGTTAGTTAATCAATATAGAACTGAATGTTTATTCTGTGGTTCTAATAATAACTTACAGTTTCATCATATTAATCCTCTAGAAAAGAGATTTGATGTATGTAATAATCTACAATATAGTCAGGATACTATATTAGAGGAAATAAAGAAATGCTGGTGCCTATGTAAGGAATGTCATATTAAGTTGCACAATAGATTAGTTGATCCATTACCTAGTGCATATGAGAAACTAGATGTATGTAATCTAGTTGAGAATATGAACTAGATGATTGTAACTAGATGAATGAATGTATGATGTGAATCTAGACGAGTTGTGTGTATGTCTAGTCTAGATTGATATGCGTATCTAGTCTAGATAAAAAAAAAGAGAGGGTCCTCACTCCCTCTCTCAGTGCTTTAACCCACAAACCTATGAATATATGATATCACCACAGAAGTAACTTTTTCCACCAGAGGCAAACTCTTTCCTCTTTCAGGTCAGCAAGACCTGAAGAAATACCCGTCCTGCTCATCACAATCAAAGCGAAGACTGCTGTCCCAAGTAGCCTGCCAGTCCACTACAATCCAGGAAGGAATCTGCTCACCATACATTTCAGCATAATCCTCAGCAAATGCAGCTTCGGAGTTATACTGTCCGACATAAGCCTCCTCAAAGTCGCTCAGGCTGTCCTCATCATAGAGTTTGATGAAGGCATCCACAGCATCCTGAGAATGATCGTTACACAGGCTCTCATAGAGTTCCTTGGTGCAAATAACCAAGGTGGGCAAGCCTTTCGATTTTTTGTCCGCACTGATTGTCATAAAAGCTCAGGGAAAAGTAACGAAGATGCGAATACATTGACCTTGCGGGTCAATAATGAATTCGTCACCGTAATTTTGCACTTGGCAGCGATGACCACTCAAGCCAAGAACATTCTTGACTTTGCGAACAATCGCAAGATCGCTCGCATTTTCTTTGATCCAGATTGTAGATCTACTGACCCACGCATAATTTGCCTCGCCACCGTAAGTGTCGGTGACTTCGATGCAGATTTCACGTTCAGAGGACATTTTCTGTGTTGGGAGGTGTTGAGTGAACGAATGTAATGTAGCAGGGTTGATGGGGCTTGGAAAGGGGCTGTGTGCCAGTTCAGACACTGGCACTCTTTCGAACCTGGCTCTTGACAGAATCCTCAATCACCTCCAGGATCTGCTCATAGATCCAATCACATCCACCAACATCCACCAACACCTCATCAGTGTCATCCGCATTCAGATTTGTTGGATTGTCCAAATCAGGAAATCCATCCTCATTCTTCGGATAGTAGAATACATCTTCTTGAGTAAAGATGAACGATGCACATGGAGCATTCGCCCCCTGTTCTGCAATCAGACGATCAACAGATTGGCGAAGTTCAGAGAGAGTTCGGTACATGGTGGGGTGTTGAGTGAACGAAGTAATCATAAGGCCACGGAAAGGGGCCTGGAAGCCCCTGTGTGCCAGTTGTCAGA